AGTAACAGAAGCGCCTACGCCAACAAAAAATCCATTTGGGCAAAGAATACCTTCACCTGGAATTTTAACAGGTAAGCCAACCGTAGTGAACGTATCAATCTCAACATGTATGTCAGGGTACATATTCACGCTACCTGATGTAGTTGCATTGGGTATTGCTGTGAATGAAAATGAATTTGCGTTGATATAAGTAATGTTATACATACCAGCGCGAGTTGTGCCTGTCAGTATTTCTATAAACACCCGCTGCCCATTAATCAGCCCATGCGCCGTCATAGTTACAGTTACAGTACCTACTGATTGGCTATATGTACCTGACTTCTTGGTAGATGGATTACACGCCGCCATACTTCTAGCTGATACCGTACCAGATGTAACAGTAAGCCCTTTAAGGCGCGTTCTGTTAGATGTAATCAATGCACCTGGGCCAGTAGCGTAGCCTGCTGTTACATCAGTTTGCATACCCATGACTTATCCGTAGAAAATAGTGGTTGACACTGTTGTAGACGGGAGAAATACATAAACTCCATTTGTTGCTATTACACCCTCACCGGGGATTAACGTATAAAACGCTGTTGCTGTAAAGCAATCAATCTCAATCAAAATATCAGTGTATATGCTTACATTTCCACTTGTAGTTAACACTGCAGTAGTTACAGTAAATGTATCTGCTGTTGGTGTTGTCTTAACTAAATAAGTATCAGGTACTGCGGAGCCAGAAGTGAAGTTTAAAACAACACGACTTTGGCCTGCGGTCAAGCCGTGATTAACCAAGGTCACTGTACATACAGTAGTACCCGGAATGTTGTATGTCCCCGTCTTCAGATTGTTATCGCAAAGTGATACGTTTAGCGCACTTGAACTTGTTGGGGAAACTATGACCCCCTTCAAACGGGTCCTATACGGCACAGCCACACCAGTAGCCGTATTGTGATATGACAGTACGTCATACTGCATCATAACTGCTCTCCTAAATGTAGGGTAAGACTACGCCGGTTTAGATGCCTCAAGTCCGCTAATCTTTGCTATTAACTCAGCATTTTCTTTAGCAAGTTTGGCGGCATGTCCCATTGCAAAGTCTCTTTGGGATTCCAGAAGCGCCACAATTGTAGCAACTTCCGGATCTTCATGAGTCAACATTAGACAGTAACAGCTTGCCAGTTGCCAGAAGCATCAGATACAAACAATAGTCCATCAGTAGAATCAATACCTAACGAACCTTTGCCTACACCAGAAGCAGCACCATCAACAAAATTACCTACCTTGATGACAACAGGAGCAGCGGCAGCATCATTAGCTAGGCGAATCTCAGCCTCTTTGTAGGCTTTGATAGAACCACCACCACCAACTGGGTCTTGCATCTTCAAGTCCAGACCGTATGTAAAGCCAGAACCTGCTGTGCTGTTGGTCATTGCGATACCAAAACCTGCACGGGCAGAAGACTCTCCACCATCGCCATCAATAAAAGCCATAACTGCGGCATCAGCGGTATCGGTAGAGTCACCAACAACGCCCATCACACCGACTTTAGGGTATGTAGAAGCATTTGTACCAGACATCAGGTAACGACCCATTACACCAATGTAGTAGGTGCTTGTTGTTGACTGATTGGTGGTTGAATAAACCTGACCTTTAACGCCTTGAGCGCTAGAAGGATTGACTGCTGTAGAGCTACCAAAGGCGGCTGTAGGGTTAATCGTTGAGGTCAGAGCTGCAGAAGGAGTGCCCTCTGCTACAGAAGAAACTGTCTCGTATGGGGCTTCGCTTGCGCCAACTACAAAACCGTTCTGAGAGAATACGGGACCGCTAAAATGTGTTGCTGCCATGATATATTTCCTTTGTGTTATAGCACATGCCCATACAGTCTCTATAACGTCTGCCAAGCCAGTCTGTATGAGTCGGGGTTCTTGGGTTACTTATGTTTTATCATTTTATATGAGGGGTGTCAACTACCTTTATGCGTGCCTCCATCATCTTTGTCCTAGCCTTAGGATCACTCCATTTTGCCTTTAACTCTGCTGATTTCTTATCCCCGCGTATAGCCGCTCCACACGCAGGACAGCCACTACCTTTGCGAAGCTGTGCGGCATATTGAGAAAACACACCATGCTTATGGCACACGCATCCAGTTATACGATTTAATGCCCCTGTATACACTGCATTAGTAAAGTCATATCTATCTTTAACCTCTTGTGGAAACTTATCAATTACAGCATCAAATGCATTTATCTCCTGCCTAGCTGAATGTTTACGCATGTTAGCCCTAGCTCTCTCCAGTCCTTCAGGTGTATATACACGGGCCGCTTTCTTTACCCCGCGCTGAGAGTCACCTATTTTCTTGCGTGTGGCTGCATCCCTAGTTTTCCCTAACCATGCGCGAGTAGGGTTTGCTAGCTTCTTCTCTCTAATTATTTGTTTAGTTGCTTCAGTATGTTTCTTACCTAACCTAGGATCATCCTGCGCGTGCCGTGCATTGCGTATAAGCTGCTTAGTTGCTTCAGCCATTTGTTTTCCATAACTAGGATGATCTTCTTTAGCAATTCCCCGCATAGGAGTGTCAGAGCATTTACTTTTGTTATAACAATATTCCTTGCCCACATGCTCTTGCAACCAAACATCCTCTGCTGCCTGCAATGATGCATCTTCAGGGATTATCTCTATAACATGAAATATAAAGGCATCTTCCCCATACTTATTCCAAGCGGCCTGCAAGTGCTTAGCGTGGTGTTTGTTGTTACGCAGCCTATTGCGATGGTTGCGGAAGCGCTCGTACTGGTTGATGGTACTACCTATATAGAACTTATTATTTACAGAGTTAATAATCTTGTATATCACTGACTGTTTCATTTAATGTCTCCTATAAGAACGTGATAGGTATAATAACACTATACAAACATTTGTCAATGACAATAAAAAACCCCACGTCTTAGGTGGGGTTAGTGCTGCTAAGTACTTGTTTCTATTACTAAGCCCCAGCTGAACCGAACATCCCAAGTGGATCGCTCCACCCAAAAGAGTAGCGCTCTCTTGACTTGTAGCGAACATTTCCTGTGTCAAAATCACCATCCATTGACTGTTGCAGGGGTGAACGCTCAAAGTGCTTCATACCGTTAGGTACATCTGTGGTCAGGAACCATGCATTGGTGTCAGTCAAGAAGTGATTGATACAGTAGCCTTCAGGTATCGAACCATTGTTCTTGATAGCATTGATGTCATTGTCAGCTGTACCAACGCGGAGGGAAGTCTCCAACAGACGGGTAGCAACGAACTGCAGTGAAGGCGGAACCACCAACTTGCGTGGGCGGCTAGCGATCAACAGGCTACGTTCATCAGTCCACAGTGAGATTTGAATAACAGCGGCTTCCAGGGAAGTCTCATTCAAGTCAGCTGGGGTTGAAGGAATGTTGCTGTTAACGCCACCAGACACTAAAGGATGGTTATTTGCAAACAGAGCAACTCCGTCACCACCTGGGTAGGAGGCTGAGAAGCCGTTGTTTAGCGTGTTAGCAGCCTTAACTTGCTTGGTGTATGCCATAGCACGAGCCAAAGCCTTGGTGTAGCGAGCTGAGAGAGAATCGTACAAGTTATCTTCGATTGCTTCTTCAGTTAGCGAGAAACCAAGAGCGATAGTTTCATGGTTGTAGCGTGCGGTAAAGGCTTCTTGGCCGTTGTCATAAGCGATGGCGGAGCCTTCATTCTTGACAGGTGCGGCTGAGAATCCAGACAGTTTTGTTTCTTCTTCGAAGGAACGCTCAGAGGTCTCAGTTTCGTAGATCTCTTTGTGCTCTTCGCCGTAACGAGCGTACTCCAAACCGAACAATGCATTCAGTCCTGGGAGCAACTCTTTCAGTAGTTGTGCGCGTGAAATAGCCATTTAATTGTCTCCCTTTAGGCGTAAGCCAAACCTGTTGCATTGTTATATTGATGGATACCAAAGTTGATCTTGACAATCACTTCGCTGTAAGTAGTAGGCGTAGGTGATGTAGCAGGAACAACGTCAATGACCCGAACTGGGAACGTATTGGTAGCTGCTGGGGAGGAGCTCAGTACTGAATATGCTGAGTTACCGTTCAGTGTGCTACCGGCAGTTGCCAGAATGGACATGTTGGTACCAATTGCGTTTTGGGTAACAGTTGCCATTACTACGCCGCTTGAACAGACAGCTACTTGGTACAAAGTATCAGGATCATCTGCAACAATCGCATAGATCTCAGTACCTGTAGCAACAGTAATTGCATCAGGATAATACTGTGAACGTGTAGGTGTGCCATTTGCTGCGGTGTAGAAACAGCCCAAGAATACTCCAACTGGGGTATTAGCGGTTGTACCTACATCTTTTTCAATAGTGCCGCCAACAACTCTTTTGACAAAATCGCCAAAGAAGATGTTTTCGCTGTAGCCAGATGCGATTTCCATGTTGCGGGTGGACCCTGCAAATACTTGTCCACCAATCAGGTTTATAGGCCGCAGCCCATAAGGTCCGTTGATAGTAGGGTAAGCCATATTAAACTCCTTAAATGTTTTTTATTTGCCCCTGCCAAATGAGGTAGTAGATTTACGCTCAGTAAACATGGGCATGCGTGGATCACTTTGTCTCATAAGACTATTATCTACTGACTCTATCTGGCTTTCAGCCTGACTGCGATAAAATGCATTCCGCTGCTCCACAAACTCCATAGGAGTCTTGCATAGTAATAGTCCACCGATTTCAATACAGTCCTTGAAGCGACTGGTTCCATCAATTAACAGCTGGAACTGTGGCTGCTCTTCAATCTTAACTGGCTCCCAACCTTCTCTGAGTTTGGCAGAGAGATTTCTTGGATCAGATACGCTTAAAGTAGAAACCCTTATCCATCTATACGCATATCCAGGCATCTTATCAGGTTCTGGTAAGAGTTCTGGTGGACGCCACTTTTCAGGGCGCTGGTGTTCAATGCGTGTATCCGCTGCTCTTGGTAATTTGTTTTCAGCCATTGTTGGCCTCCATTTTTATAACTTCACGATAGTATTGCTCAGGCGTTAGCTTGAGCTTCTTTGCAATATTTAACTGTGATTGCTTTAGCTTGGGTTTTTGTGAACTCACGCTTCTGCCTACAGGTGCAACTATCGAGTTTTGTTTCTCTGTACGCTGTCTGTTTGTGGACTGCGTTTTTTCTTCAAAGTTTTCTGGGAAGCGTCTCCGCATTGTGTCATCGACTTTCTCCCAGTACTCATCTGTGGATGCATAACTTGCACCATTTTGAGTCACAAGCTTTTGATGTAGCCCTAAAGCTAGGCTTGTCATTTCTTCATCCTTACCAAACCAGCCATTGCGCTCTTGCCACGCCATAGCTCTTGCGTCTGGTTTTGGAACTTCAGGCTGTACATGTACAGGAGTTTCTTGTACTTGTAAAGGGGCAACATATTCTTGTGCTCTAGCCAGTCTGTATTGAGCCCCTGATAATTTCTCTTGGGCATCTACTAATTGGTCTGAGTCTCCAAGGTCATATG